CTCCTGAAGGGCCACAAGGGCGACATTATCTCAATCTTGTCCACCATCGAAGGGACCACTCCAGAGGCATACACAGGCACGCTGAACCTCGTCAAGCTCATCAAGGACACCATTGATCTGCTGACCGACGAAACGTTCACAACGCTTTTTATATCAGCGCAGAGCGGGGATTCCTCTGGCTCTGCGCAGGAGAGTACCGAGGCCCCCGGAGCGTAAAGGCTTTTTCCCGGTACGTCTTTGCACGGTTTGAACAAGACGCAAAAGACAAGGCGTACCGGGTTTATATGACTGACGTGCTGAAAATCCTTGCGGAGAATACTGCAAAATACTCCGGCGGCAGTTATATGAAGATCAGGTATTACGACCTTATTCGACCGAAGCCGGAGGAAAACCGCACCCCGGAAGAGATCATCGGGAACATGAAAGAAAAAATCGCACGGATAGGGGGTGGAGACGCTGAACCTGTTTGAATTATTTGCCCGGATTATTCTGGATACAAGTGATTATGATGATAACCTAGACGAAGCCAGCAGAAATACAGAGTCGTTTGCTGACAAACTGAAAAACGGCCTGTCTACGGCAGCAAAGGTAGGCGCAGCGGCTTTGACTGCGGCTGCTTCTGGAGTAGCGGCACTCACAAAATCCTCTATTGACCAGTATGCGGAGTATGAGCAGCTTGTGGGCGGCGTAGATACTCTGTTTAAGGATGCGTCCGATACGATCCAGCAATATGCGTCGAACGCATATAAAACTGCTGGCGTATCTGCAAACACATACATGGAGCAGGCGACAGCGTTTTCCGCCTCTCTGATCCAATCTCTGGGCGGGGATACACAGGCGGCGGCTGAGTACGCCAATCAGGCCATCATGGATATGTCTGACAATGCTAACAAGATGGGCACGGACATTGAGAGCATCCAGCAGACTTACCAATCCCTCATGCGCGGAAACTACGCTATGCTGGACAACCTGAAACTGGGGTACGGTGGCACAAAGTCCGAACTGGAACGCCTGGTTGCGGATGCAGAGGAATTGACCGGACAGGCATTAGACCCATCTAAATTCTCCGATGTGATTACTGCTATCCATGCGGTGCAAGAGAACATGGGAATCACTGGCACTACTGCTAAAGAGGCCGCAACAACCATTGAAGGCTCTGTCGGGATGATGAGAGCAGCGTGGGATAATCTGCTTGTCGGCATTGCAAATGATAACGGAGACCTAGGAAGCCTTACATATGAATTTGCGGACACTGTCGAAACTGCGCTAAGTAATATTCTTCCAAGAGTAAAAATAATTTTGGGCGGAATTGGGCAAGTTATTGCAGATATGGGCACAATAATTGCTCAGACGCTTCCTGAAATGATTTCCACAGTTTTACCATCGCTTATCAGCGCCGGGGCGCAGCTTCTTGTGGGTCTGGTGGCGGGCATTATCAGCGCTCTTCCCCAACTGGCGGCGTCTGTTCCGGAAATTGTTTCTGCCCTATACACAAGCATTGTTTCCGCTGGGCCGCAGTTGGCAACAGCAGGCACACAGCTGCTCTCTATGTTCACAAGTGGAATCGAAACCGGAATTCCGGATTTAATTTCCAGATTGCCGCAGATCATAGAAGGAATCCTGAATTTCATCGCAGAAAATCTCCCATCTATCTTGGACATGGGCGTTCAGATTTTGACTTCTCTGCAAGATGGAATTATAAACTCCATTTCGTCTCTTGTTTCGTCTCTGCCGCAGGTTATCTCCGCCATTACTGGGTTTATAGCAGATAATCTCCCAGCCATTGTGAACGCCGGAATTAGCGTGCTTGTAAACCTTGCATCCGGCATTGTATCTGCTATCCCACAGTTGGTTGCTGTATTGCCACAGATTATCTCTGCCATTGTGAACGGTATTGGAAATCTAATGGGAAGTATTGTAGATATCGGTGAAAACATTGTGCAGGGAATTTGGGAAGGCATCCAGAACATGGCAACCTGGATTAAAAACAAAGTAACAGGATTTTTCTCCGGGATTGTCGATGGAGTAAAGGGATTGCTTGGCATCCACTCCCCGTCCACGGTCTTTGCAGACATGGGCAAAAACATGGCCCTTGGACTAGGGGATGGCTGGGACAATGAGTATAGTCATATTCGGCGCGACATTGAGAATGGCTTGAATTTCGGAACCGCTAATGTTGACTACTCCTCTTCCATGTTGGGCCGGTCGCAGTCTGGATTATCCAATGCATTTAATAACATAGCGGCCACAATGGGTCAGAACTTTACAATCACGGTGCAGTCGGTCCTTGACGGTAAAGTTATCGGCGAAACTGCTTATCAGTATAGCCGCAATAAACAGCGGGCTTACGGAACGTAGGTGATGATATGAATGTTACATTCAAAATCGGGACTCTGGACTTATCCTCCAAGCTATCCACCTATAAAGTGACGTGGGAGGTTTCCTACCAGAAGATCATTACAACACTTGACAATGTGGAGCATCCATTTTCTGCACCGAAAAGAGCAATCGTGGATTTCTCTCTTTTGCCCCTTGACGATGACTTGGCCTCGTCTGTTTACGATGCGCTGGCAGAACAGACACAGACGGTTACTTTTACCGACCCATATAGTGCAGCAGATATTACAAGGTCTATGCGCATCACCAACAACCTTGAGGCGGAGTTTGGCCTGAAATCCGTGAACGGAAAGCGGTACTACAAGGGCGGAGAAATCCAAATGAGGGCAAACTGATGCAGCTTACAAGCGATCTCTATAAAGAAATACTATCCAACCCGAACCACTATAAGGAAACCAAACTGAACATTGCAGGGGTGGAGTATGGACAGGAAAACATTGTCTCTGTCCGGACATCCGGTGGACTTTTTACTGCTCCCGGAATCGGAAATTGCGCCGCCCGGCAGATTGACCTTGAAATACTACCGACCGGAGCTATCCCGAGACAGGCTCAAATAAAAGTTTTTGTTCGGTTGGCCTTGGGGGAACAGCGGTCCGAATGGTTGGAAAAAGGCGTATTTTTTATCTCCACTAGGACGAAAGACAAGCGAACGGGAAGCCTGACTATTACTGGATATGACGCTATGTTGAAAGCAGAGTCGGTATGGCTCAACTCCGATTATGATACTGAAAACTGGCCCATGTCACAGCAGGAAGCGGCAGAAGATATTGCCTACCGGATGGGGGTAGAGGTAGACCCTAGAACGGTTCTGACAACATCATTCCCTGTGGATTATCCCGTGGACGAAAACGGTGACTTGACCATGCGGGAGGTACTGGGCTATATCGCCGTATCCAACGCCGGGAATTGGATTATCACCGATGAAGGGAAATTGCTGCTAGTGAAGTATGGCGACATTCCTCCAGAAACGTATTATCTGGTTGAGGAAAACGGCTTTGCAATCACGTTTGGGGGTGACAGAATCCTTGTCTGACAAATTTTTTTTGGGGCCCCACGTCGGGGAGCTAGAGACAGGAGACATACCCGCCAACATCAGCAGAGTCAACTTGTCCGTAGACAGCGACCATTACTATACCGCTGGAGACGATACCGGCCGGGCTATCGAAGTAACCTGCCCATGGGGCACGCAGGAGATGGCGAACAGTATCCTGGCCGCTATCAGCGGGAAAACATATCAGCCTTATACAGCGACGGATGCACTTTTGGATCCTGCAGCAGAAATCGGGGACGCGGTGACGGTAGGCGGATATTATTCGGTAATCGCCTCTATCAACAACTTATTTGACCGAGCCTGTGCTCCAACCATTTCCGCCCCTGAATCGGACGAAATTGACGATGAATACCCTTATGAATCCAAAGAACGCCGTGAAACAAACCGACAGCTCGCCCACACCCACTCCCTAATCACCAAAACAGCCGAGGAAATCCGGCTGGAAGTCAAAAACGAAATTGACGGGCTTTCCGCGTCCATTGATATCAAACTGGATAGCATCACCAGCACAGTGCAGGGATTGGATAACCAAATATCCCAAATCCAACAGACCATAGATTCTATCACCCTAGAAGTTTCCAATAGTACAGCATCTTCCAGGATTAGTTTAGAGATTAACGGGATTACCGTGGCTTCTAAAACTATCAGATTTACAGGAGATATCGTTTTCGAGAGTGATCTTTCGTCTGGCACCACTTTGATTTCTGGCGATTGTATTCGGACTGGCCAAGTTAGCGCCAATTACATCCACCTGGGCGGCAAAATGGATGTGTACCGAACATCCGGTGGAAGTTCATTCGGCGGATATATCGGATATATGTCCGGCATGACGGCTTCGGGGAGCTCCACGGCGGGCATTGCCATCGCCAGCAGCAACGAGGCGGCGGTGGTGATCTGCACCACCAATGGCGCCCGGATGGGATATGACGGCGTCTCCACGGTGGTGTGCACCAGTACGCAGGTGTCCATCACCGGGGACACGGTATTCATCAACGGGGAGCCAGCCACAACCTCCGACGCGCGGCTGAAAACAGAAAAGCAATATGACGTAGAGAAATACCTGGGTGTATTTGACCGGCTGAAGCCCTGCACCTTTGTCTATGATGGGCACAAACGCCGCCACCTGGGCCTGATCGCCCAGGAAGTGCAGGAGGCCCTGGCGGACGAAGGTATCCCGGAGAGCGACTTCGCGGCGCTTTGCACGGAGCCGCCTGGCGAGGAACGGCCGGACGGTCTTTATACTCTGCGCTATGGGGAGATTCAGATTATGGCGATTGCTAAAATCCATCAACTCGAAAAAAAGATTAAAGATTTGGAGGAAAAATTGAATGGCTGATTTGACCAAAATCCATGAAGAGGCATCCGGTGCCTATGCAATCTTGTCCTCACTGACTGTTAGCGGAGACGCCGTGGATGCCATTGCAGCTATTAGAGCTAAACTGCGCCGCGTGGTGGAACTATCCGCTCCGGAGGAAACGGAGAAGAAGCATGGCTGACAAAACGATAGGTTCTCTTCCCGTAGCTTCCCAACTTGATAATGATAGCCTGCTAGTTGTAGAGCAACAATCACAGGCGCGTAGTATCAAGGGAGAGCTAATCAAAAAGTTTGCGCAAGCTGCGGCTGCAGAGTCAGTTTCGGCGGCTCAAAAAGCGGCAGAAGAAGCGCAGCTTGCAAAACAGGGAGCTGACGTAGCCAAAGAAGCGGCAGAGGAAGCAAGGACAGGCGCGGAAAACGCGAAAGATGCCGCTGAGACCGCCAAAAACGCCATTGAGAATATGACCGTATCGGCAGAAACTTTACCGCCTGAAAGCAACGCCACAGCCACCAAAAAAGCGGTTGCAGAATCTTTCCACATTGCTTTCGGGATTCCGCGAGGCAAACAGGGGGAGCCTGGACCACAAGGCCAGCAGGGAATTCAGGGTCCGCCCGGCCCTCAAGGCCCCAGCGGCGTAGCTGTTGCGGCTGAAGGGCAATATGCTTTCAACATAGACGAAAATGGGCATTTGATCTTGTACTATACCGGAGATTCCGCGCCCGACTTTGAGATTGGAGAGGACGGGCATCTCTACCTAAATATTGCTTAAAGGAGGGCTGTGTCATGCCGCAGATTGATTTGGGCCAGGTTGTAGGCCCACAGGGAGCACAAGGGGAACCTGGACCGCAGGGCGCACAGGGTATCCAAGGGCCTGCTGGACCAGCAGCTACTATTAATGGTGTAAATGCCTTAATTATTGAGGCAGGAAACAATATCGAGTTGTCTCAAAGCGGCTCCACAACTAGGTTATCAGTCCCGACGGATGCTGCACCAACAGAAGACAGTACGAAACCTGTCCAGTCTGGAGGTGTTGCGGCGGCTTTGTCTAATAAGGCGCCTGCGGGGTTCGGGTTGGGAACGTCAAATCCGCGCCACATTGACGATGCCAATAATGCGTTGGAATCCGGCTGGTATTATCTTGATGCGTCTACGCTCAATGGACCAGAAAGCGCAGAATATAGCAACGTGATGTTAGTGCTTACTCGGAACAGTAATCCCCAAACAGTCCAGGTGTCCTTTAATGTAACCGATCTGGCGTTCGAACTTCGGCGCGTTTGCACAAACGGGGTATGGAGTCCTTGGGAGTGGGTCAATCCCCCCATGCAGTTGGGCGTCGAGTACCGCACCACGGAGCGGTACAACAGCAAGCCGGTGTATGTCAAAACGGTAGACTTGGGAAGATTGCCTGACCGTTCTAATAAATCTGTGGAGCACGGCGTAGCAGATATAGAAGCATGTTTTGAATTTTACGGAAATTACTATCCAACTGGCATCAATTTAATTGGGAATAGCACTTATACTAAGCTGTACCTCAATAACGATACAATTTACATCTCCACTAATTTATCTAACGCCAGTGCTATCGTTGTCATGAAGTACACCAAAACCACGGATTAAGGAGGGTGCCATGAAAATTATCAAATACCAGCTGGCGACAGAGATCAACCACGGCACCCCTGAGGAGCCGGACATCGAGACGGTGCTCTCCGGTGTTACGATGCCCTACACGGAAGCGAATTACGCTATCGCCCAGGCGGAGGCATATCAAGGGCAGATTACCGTGGAGGACGATGGACAGCCGGAGCCGGAACCTGGAGCCGAGGACATTACTCTTGATATGCTGGCAGACCATGAGGAACGCCTGTGTATGCTGGAACTCACCACAACTACTGTATGACAAGGAAGGAGCAGGACCATGACAACTGTATACAATCTTTGCAAGCTGCTGATTGACCGGGGGCGGACCGAGGGCCTTCAGGAGAAGATGGACGTGTATCTCGCGGCCGACAGGCTGACCCCAGAGGAATACAGCGCCCTCAGTAAGATGCTGACTGCGGAGGTGGCAGAGTAAGGAGGCCCCAACAATGGACGAGAAGTGTATTCTGGACCCGCAGAGGGATTGCCTGGGCCTCCAGAAAGCCAACATGCTGGAAAAGCAGATGTCGGAATGGCGGGAGGCATCCCGCAGCACACACAAAGAACTCTTTGACCGGATGCGGGAACTGGAAAAGGCGGAGGCCGCCCGGAATGAGCAGTACGACAATATCATGGAGAAGCTGGACCGGCTGATCGCATGGCAGGAGGCCGAGCAGGCCAAGCCGAAAAAGCGGTGGGAAGCCATCGTGGACAAGTCCGTATGGGCGGTTCTGGCGGCTGTGATTGCGTTTATTTTGGCCCGCATTGGGCTGTAAAAAAGCGACGCCCCCGAAGGAGCGCCGCAAGCCCGTAGTATTCGTTGTCTCCGTCCATTGCGACTTAACGCGGAGGGAGCGCTATCAAAACAGCACACGTCTGCACAACGGGCAATAACATCTTACATCATTAGAAACCGGCGGTCAAGCCGGATATTTGAAAGGAGCTACCAATCATGAACAAGACCATCAATAACATCATCGATGACTTCAAGAGCGGCAAGATTACTGTGGAGGATGCCAACAAGCTGCTGGTTGAGGCTGGCGCCGGATTTTCCCTGAACCCCGAAAAGAACCCCTATGGCGGATGGACCGAGGCAGAGATGGCGGAGGGATTCCTTCCCGGCGAGGAAAAGGAGCCTCTTCCGGACAAGGTAGACATGGGCCGAAATCAGGCGCTTGCCGGACAAGTGGTTCGCCAGAATACCAAGCGCGGAAAGTTTGATGTGACCTATGATGCAGACGGTTATGCCATCAAGGCCATCCGAGTGTAATCGGGAGGTCTGATATGGACATTTCCTCTCTTGGCATCACCGGAGTGGCGGCTATCACCGTCATCTGCCTGCTGATTGGGCAGGGCGTGAAAGCGTCCTCTCTGGACAGCAAGTTCATCCCTATCATTTGCGGTGTCTGCGGTGCTGTGCTGGGTGTGGTAGGTATGTTCCTTATGCCGGACTTCCCGGCCACGGACTACATCACTGCGGCGGCTGTGGGCATTGTGAGCGGCCTGGCTGCTACCGGAGCCAACCAGGTAATCAAGCAGCTGGGAAGTGACAGTAAATGAGCTACACGATAAAGGAGCAGCTGGCGAACTCCGGGAACTATGGCGGTTCCCGGAACGCCAGCCAAATCCGGTATCTAGTGTACCACTACACCGGAAATGACGGGGACAGGGCGGCAAACAACGCAAAGTATTTTCAGAACAACATCGTCAAGGCCAGCGCCCACTACTTTGTCGATGATACTACAGTCTGGCGGTCTGTGCCTGATCTAAAAGTGGCATGGTCCGTCGGCGGCAGCAAGTACGCCAACGCTGACAAGACTGGTGGCGGCACCATGTATGGTGTTATCACCAACACCAACAGCCTTTCCATTGAGATGTGTGACACCATCCGGAACGGTGTCTATCAGGCCAGCGAAGCAACTCTTGCCAACGCTGCCGCCCTGGGCCGGGCTCTGATGGAAAAGTACGGCATCCCCATTGAGAACGTGTACCGTCACTTTGATGTGACAGGGAAGCACTGCCCGTCGTACTTGGTGAGCGCCCAGAAGTGGGCAGAGTTCAAGAAGAGACTGGAGGTCAAGATCATGGACAATACACCGTCTCCCGCCCACAAGGAGGGCGTGGAATGGGCCATTGCAAACGGCATCCTGACGGGCAACAGCGAGGGGGACCTGATGCTCTCCCAGCCCGTTATCCGGCAGCAGATGTGCACTATGTTGCATCGGCTTTGGGAGCTGATGAAATAAGAGGAAGGACGTGAGACTGTGAGCGCAAGAGTGAAACTGCCTGATCCGCTGGATAAACTCTTGCGCTCTCAGCTGGAAAGAGCTATTGAAGAGGCAGCACTCTATACAGACGATGAACTGATCGCAAGGCGGCGTATCATCGATAAGTGGAATCAAATTGATGTAGCGGCAGAATTGGGCTGGTATCGTAGCACAGTTAGCGATCACGAAAAGTATATATTCCAGAGGGTTAAGGATGTAGCAAAACAGCTTTACAAAAATAAGGGAGCCGGGGATTGACCCGGCTCCTATCTTTTATACTCGTAGGCATTCGTCGAAAAAGGCTTTATCTAAGATAAGCACATCATCAGAACAATTTTTAAGTTTAGTCATATTTTGCCCATTTACACCCACAACAACAGTTATTTTCCCGATAGTATTCAGAATTTCAAGCGCCGGAATATAATCGCTATCTCCGCTCACAATAACAGCAACATCATACGCATTTAAAAAGCCTTTTGCTATTAAATGAACCCCCATGTTGGTGTCGGTTCCTTTTTCCTCTACATAATAAGTTGACTTGTCATGAATATCCATTTCCTTCCCATAAACCTTCCGAGCGATATGCTGCCCTTCGATTACGGTAAAATATTTTTGATTTTTCAACCCATTTATCCAGTTATATGTATTTTTCCTGCGCTCATCCTGCATAAGAAATTCATCTGGCTTTGGGGCACACAAGAAAGTTTTTTCAAGGGTATGGTTCCCTGGAAGAAGGCTGACAATTTTCTGTGGGAACTTATTATAATCTAATCTGGCAGTAGGTTCCTCGATTTTGCGATAATAATTCATCATAGCGATATTGAAGTTTTCAAAATCAATAAAGACCATTGCCCTTCCCATATTTTATCCCTCCAGTAAATGTCTAAGGAGGGGGCCGCGTTTCACTGTCCCCTGCAACCATGCTCTCATCGTCATCATCAAAGCAGAAAGACATGATACTTTCTGCTCCCTTATTATATGATTTAGAAAGGGATTTGTAAACACATTTTTGCAAAATTCTTCAGATACCAGCATACATAATACACACTCCCCTCATATCTCCCACATAGATGCCACCCAGCGGAAGTTTTTTTATGCGACAATATCAATAGGAGGACGTGAGGATCAAGGGCTGGTACACGTCGCCGCCCTCCTTGCGGCCTCCTGATTTCACTGATAAGGACGTGTTTGATTTGATTTTGAATGGTGCTGAATTGGTGGCCCGGCTGGTGGCCTGCGGCTTCACGGAGTCCACAGCAAGAGACACCTGCGAGAAGTATGCGGCGGAGGGAGACTTCTCCGGATTGGAACGGTTTATCCGACAGAATGAGCTTTTGTACGATGACAGGAAACAGTACGTTTGAATATTACAACGCCAATAGAGACGGAAAGAACGTAGGCGATTGCACCGTCAGGGCAATTTCCGTTGCCCTAGATCAGGATTGGGACACCACCTATTGGGGACTATGCTGGGAGGGCTACCTTGCCGCAGATATGCCGTCAGGAAATCCTGTTTGGGGCAAATATCTCCGTCGTAAAGGCTGGCGGCGCTATCTACCAGAGTACGAGGATATAACTGTGCAGGAGTTCGCTCATCAGCATCCCTATGGCGTCTATCTGCTAGCATTGGACACTCATATTGTCTGCGTCTTTGACGGGCGCATCGTAGATACTTGGAACAGCGGCGGAAAGACCGTGTTGTATTACTGGATGGAGGATTGATGTTAGTGCCATATCAATATATGCCCGGCTATCAGCCGTATTATCAGCCGCCTATGGCGGATCAGCTTGCACAGCTTCGTGGGGCACAGTATCAGCCCATTCCCCAGCAGATTCCGCAGGTACAGCCCCAGCAGGCGCAGACTGGTGGGCAAAGCATGGTATGGGTGAGCGGGGAAGCGGAGGCAATGGCCTATCTGGTGGCCCCCAACAGTGCTGTGGCGCTTTGGGACAGCAACGCTCCCACCATCTATCTCAAGCAAGCAGACGCTTCTGGCAAGCCGTCCATCAAAGTCTATGATCTTGTGGAGCGCACTCAAAAGCCTGTGCAGGCTTCACAGCCTCCTGTAGTAGAGTATGCACCACTATCCCGCGTGGAAGCTCTGGAGGCTCGTCTGAATGAGCTAACAGTGGTAAAGGAGATGCCTGTCAGAACCACAAAGAAAACAACCACAAAGGAGGATGCGGAATGAACCCCTTTTTCCAGGCAATGGGCGGCAACAGACAGCCCAACATGATGCAGCAGTTTCAATCCTTCATGCAGCAGATGCGGGGCAAAGACCCCAACGCCATGATACAAGAGATGGTATCCTCTGGCCGCATTACTCAGGACCAGCTCAACCAGGTCCAAAAGCAGGCCCAGCAGATGTCAGGTGTGTTTGAAGGGATGCGGGGAATGTTTGGGAAGTGAAGAAGTGAACTTCACTTTCCGCAGAATGTGAAGTGAATTTGCAAAGTGTACTTACCATTTCCAAACCATTTATTAAACCATTTCAAACCATTTAATCAAAATCCCGGCCGGGTTTTGAAAATAAATCTACAAAGGAGATAACACAATGAGTCTTTCTTCTGACGGCGCTGTGATGACCATGCCCGTGACTCCTGCCTATCAGGGCGGAAACGGCGGTTTCGGCGGCTGGGGCGGCGATTGGGCCTCCTGGATCATCCTGTTCCTGATCTTCGGCATGTTCGGCTGGGGCGGCTATAGCGGCGGCTGGGGTGGTAACTCCGGCAATGGCCTGGGTTCTCCCTCTGGTCAGGGTTGGGCCACCAGGGCCGACATCAACGAGGGCTTCGCCCTGAACGGTCTCCAGAACGGCCAGACCTCCATCCGGGATGCCGTGAGCAACGGTTTCCACAGTGTTGATAATTCCATCTGTAATCTGGGGTATCAGCTGCAGGATTGCTGCTGCCAGACCCAGCGGGCAGTTGATGGCGTGAATTACAACATGGCTACTCAGGCTTGCGATACCCGCAACACCATCCAGTCCAGCACGCGGGACATCATCGACAACGCCAACGCCAACAGCAGAGCGATCCTGGACTTCCTGACCCAGGACAAGATCGCTACTCTGACGGCTGAAAACCAGAGCCTGAAGTTCCAGGCTTCTCAGGCGGCTCAGAACGCTTTCTTCACCGCCAACCAGGAAGCGCAGACTGCCGAGCTGATCCGCCGAATCAATCCCATGCCTGTCCCGGCCTATCAGGTGCCCAATCCTTATGCCGGATGTGGCTGCAACCCCTGCGGCTGCGGCTGCTAAAACCCAATACATCAACTTTCCGGCATGACCGGAATGTTCGGCCCCGTGCCGATTTTGAACCATGCGGCGGGGCAACAGCCTCGCCGCTATCTTTTTGAAAGGAATGAAGTTTATGGCTGAATACAGCAACAGCGCAATCGTAACCGTTGCCGCTGGTCAGAACGTGCCTTTTACTGAGGAGGCCAACACAGGCAAGCCCTGCATTGTGCATCGAGAAGGCGCTGGGCTGGTGACTCTTCGCGGGCTCACGAACCAGTGCCGGGCAAAATTCAAAGTCTCCTTTGGAGCAAATATTGCTGTCCCTACTGGCGGGACCGTGGAGGCCATCACGGCAGCGATCTCTATCAATGGTGAGGCGCTGAATGCTTCCACCGCTACCATCACCCCGGCTGCCGCAGAGGATTTCTTCAATATCTATGTTGCCGCTGTGGTAGATGTCCCTCGCGGCTGCTGCGTCACTGTCGCCGCAAAGAACACCAGCACACAGCCTATTCTGGTAGCCAACAGTAATTTTATTGTTGAGCGTGTGGCCTGAAAGGAGAGAACAACATGAAAGCACTCTATGAACTGAAAGACAAACTCCAGGACGAACTGGACGAGATTGCCCGCAAGCCCGAGATGGGGGCCGGTGACCTGGAGCTGGTCCACAAGCTGACTGATACCATCAAGAACATTGACAAGATCTGCGCACTGGAGGAGGATGGGGGATACTCCGAAGCTGGCGACTATGAAGGTGCGTCTTATGGACGCGGCTCTAGCTATGCAAATCGTGGAAAACACTATGTCCGGGGGCACTACTCCAGGGACGGGCGTGGTGGCTATAGCCGGGATGGGCGCATGGGTGGATACAGCCGCCACGACTCCAAAGAGGCTATGATGGAGCAGGCTCAGGAGATGATGGATAACGCTACTACTGAGAGGGAGCGCGACGCCATTCGCCGCTTTATGTCCGAACTGGGTCGGGATTGATAGGGGGTGCCCCCTATGCTAGACCCCAAAGAGATCGACATTGAGATTGCTCGTCTGGAGTACGGAGAGAGCAGCTATCCCGCATACGCTAAATTAGCAACCTTGTACACCATCAAGAACCAGATGAAGAAGCAAGAACCGGAAATGCAAAGTCGTACCTATGAGCAAGCCTATTCTGCGGCTCCGGCTGAAATACCTGTAGAGGTCGGGAGATACGGAGACAGCGAATTTCTCCGCGAGGTTGAAGGGAGAAACGAGGAGCAGGTATGGGGCATTATGGATGACTTGATGGACACGCTCCAGGTTGCTAATCCCCGTGTGTATAACGGGGTAATGCGAAAAATACGGTCCCTATAAAAATTTCCGCCCTCAGAAATGGGGGCGGATTTCATCTGTAATTTCATCTGTAATTGTATGTAAATTTATATGATTTTGTGTTAAGACATATAACGAACAGTGATATTTTTCAGAAAACTGAAAACGGCTAAAAGCACTGTGGCACAAAGAAAAACCTCGCAACCGTTACGGCTACGAGGCTTCCTGTTTTGGTGACCCGTCGGGGATTCGAACCCCGGACCCACTGCTTAAAAGGCAGTTGCTCTGCCTGCTGAGCTAACGGATCACATGGTATTCTATTTCGGCCGTCCAATGCGGGCGGGCTGGAAAGTCTTGGCTGGGACGGCTGGACTCGAACCAGCGGATGAGGGAGTCAAAGTCCCTTGCCTTACCACTTGGCGACGCCCCAATGGAAAGGAAAACAGGGGACCGGGGTGACCCCGATCCCCTCTTTTGTGGGGTGGGAGATGGGACTCGAACCCACGACACCCGGAACCACAATCCGGTGCTCTAACCAACTGAGCTACACCCACCACATATCGAGATCCTAAACAGGATGCGTGCTGACCGACCGCCCCGGAAGGAGTTGGTACGCCAGAAGGGACTCGAACCCCTGGCCTACTGCTTAGAAGGCAGTTGCTCTATCCAGCTGAGCTACTGGCGCGAATTTGATTGGAGCAGGTGACGAGAATCGAACTCGCATCCCCAGCTTGGAAGGCTGGTGCCCTGACCATTGTGCTACACCTGCGTCTGCCCTCCGTGGAAATCGTCAGCTTAGATATATTACCATGGACAAGCCCATCTGTCAAGCGGAAACCCGCAATTTTTTTCTAAGATTGTCCTGTGCCACCAGCCAGCGCCAGCCAGGCGGTGAAAAGGCACCCTCCATCTGCGGCTCCGGACAGGGATAA